GGGCGCGGATCGACACCGGGGTGGGCGGGATCGCGGCGGTCATCACGCCCGGCCCTTGGCCGCGAACCGGATCATGTCCGGGGTACGCAAGTGGATGAGCGCCAGCTCCATGCCCTTGATCGCGTCGGCATGCCGGCCGGATTCATCCGCAAAATGCACATAGGCGCTCAGCAGCCCCCCGAGCACGGCATCCTCGCCAGCATCGGCCGCCATCGACCGCGCCGCTTCGAGCACGGCAACCAGCACCGCGCGGGTGTATTCCTGGGCCTCGGTTTCGGGGATACCCGGCCCCATCATGTGAGCGGTGACGCCCATCATGCGGCCTCCCCGGTCTGATCGGCGTGGGCCAGCGCCTTGGCGAGCGCGTAGACCTGGGCGCGAACCTTGGGATCGTCGATCCGGTAATAGGCCCGCACCAGTTCCAGCGTCTCACGCCGGGCCATCACGTCGGGTTCGCCCGCCGGCGCCGGGGCCGCGCCCGGTTCGCCCCGGATCACCGCGACCGGCGACCGCGCCTGCACCGCGTCGGACATGTCGTCGAAGAAATACGACACCGGCACGTCGAGTACCCGGGACAGGTCGAACAGCCGCGAGGCCCCGATCCGGTTGGCGCCGCGCTCGTATTTCTGCACCTGCTGGAAGGTCAGGCCGATCGCCTCGCCCAGCTTCTCCTGGCTCATCCCCAGCAGGGTGCGGCGCAGCTTCATCCGGGCGCCGACATGGACATCGACCGGATTGGCGCTGCCGTCATCGAGACGACCACGGGCGGACGGGCGGCGGGTGGTTTTGGATTCGGACATGATGAGGGGCTCCTTGTTTTCAGGCAGCGGTGGCGGAGGACAGTTCGGATATCAGGTCGGGATCGCCATCCAGCACGACCATCAACTCGACCTGCGCGGAGGCGGTTTCCGCCGGGGTCCCGGCGGCAAGTATCCTGCCGACCAAGCTGCGGGCCTTGACGATCCGGCCCTCCAGATCGGCGACTTGGCGCCGCAGCCCACGGCGAGCAAACGCCTCCGGGGTCGGGGGCGCGTTGGCAATATCGAGCGGGATCAACTCCATCTTCCCGGTCGGACCGGCACGGTAGAACCGGATGTAGCTGGTGGTGTCGACCACCCGCTCGGCGTCGTCGATGGCGCGGCAGATATCCGGCCAGCGGTGATCCGGGATTTCCAGGCGGCGGATGGCCCGCAACAGGTCGGGATCGACCTTGCCTTCCTTGTCGACACGGAAAGCCAGATTCACCAGGGGCGTCAGCACCGGCCCGGCTCCGGCGGCATTGGCGGCGATCAACTCATCGAGCAACTGCTTGGCCACCTGCAGTTCGGCGCCGTAGACCACGCGGTCGGACATCGCGACTTTGATCTGACGCTTGCCGTCGGCGCTGGTGTAGGTCCGATTGCCCTTGAACTCGGGGTCGCGGGTGAGCCCGTATTCCTGGGCCAGCAGCGCGTCGAACTGGGCAAGATCGGCCCGGGAATGGCCATTGAACCGGGCGATTTCGGCCGACAGATCCAGGGCGTAATCGGTGATCTGATAGACCAGCTCGTGCTGCAGCACGTCCTGCGGCTTCATGTTGGCGACGGGCACCAGGGTGCCCTTCGGCCCGGGCATATAGGGGGCGTCGCCGACCAAGGTGGCGCCGGGAAGGGACTTCGGAGGGGTGGTTTCAACGGACATTGAACGGGCCTTTCAGGGAGGGGGCGGAACGAAGGCGGTGAACGACAACCGGGCCGGCGGCCCCGTGGCCTCTCCGAGCGTCCCCACCAAACTGCCGGCCAGCAGCAGGACGATGACCACCGCGCCGGCGAGGTCGAGCCACAGCAGCCAGCGCCAGCCGCGCCGCGTCCGCGCCTCCAGGATCTGCCGGGCGGCATCGAGTGCCGCCTCGGCCGAGGCCGGACTCGACTGCACCCGCCAGCCGCCGCGCACCGCCCGGACCAAGTGGTAGCGGTCGGCACCATCCCGGACCACCGCCTGACCGGTGTGACCCAGCCGGGCCACCAGGGCGGCTTCCTGTCGGGAGAGACGCCCGCTCATGCCGCACCGTCCGGGCAATCGCCATAACCATCCGGCGCCCGGCGGCGCTCGGGGAAGGCCACCACCCCGGCGGGTAGCGCCGCCGGATCGAGCCGGGCCAGATGCGGCACCAGCGAGAATTCCAGCAGCCGGGCATAGCGCGCCCAATCGGCCATCAGGCGCAGCAGAGTCTCCATCTGGTCGAGCCCGATCGGCTCGCCTTTTTCCCGCTGGGCGGCGATCACCGCCTGGAGGTTTTCAATCCGTTCCGTCAGCATCCACTCCTCCGATGGCGTGAGGGCACCCGCCCCGGCAGGCACGGAAAAAGGAGATCCGGCCGGGGTTGTGCGACGACCAGGGTGCCCGTTGATTGGCGAGGCAGGCATCGGCGGCCAGATCACCAACCACTGGGCAGGCAACCGTCTTGGCGAGCAACGCCCCGCGCACCCGCTGTTCGACCGCCGCCATCGACCCCTTGTAGGTCTTGCGCAGCACCCCGCTGACCAGCGCCGGCGAGACATCCAGCTTGCGGGCGATGGCGGCCTGGCTGCCGTCGTCGCAGGCCCGGGCCAGGGCCTCGACCCAATCGGGCAGATCGCCCCAGGCGGCACGGGCGCGCTCCAGCGCGCAGGCGGCGGCGTCAGTCGTCATCGCGCGGAGCCTCCTGCCAGACCACCTTGCCCAGGTTGGGGTCGAACACCGCGTGCAGCCGCTGCACCATCGGCGGCCGAGGCCCGGTATTGCGGGCGGGGACAAAGCGGTAGCGGGTCGGCGTCGCGGACTGGTCGCCCCGAGCCTGATGACCGGTTTCGGTCACCACCAAGTAGCCGGCCAGCGCCAACTTGGTGCAGTAATCGGAGGCGTCGATCTCGGACACCGCGTGTTCCTCGGTGCTGGCCGCGATCGCCAAATCGCGCCAAGACCAATCGCCGCGCAGCATCCGCATCGCCCGCCACATCTGTTCGCGCGAGGCACCCTGCGTTACCGGCCGGCCATCCTTGGTGACGCGCGGCGCTTCGATTCCCACGTCCCGCACCAAGGCGAAAATCCGCCGTGGCTTCACGGCACCGGCTCCCCTCGGCGCTTCGGCGCCGATCTGCGCGACATAGCCGGCAGCTTCGAGCCCCGCCAGGTAATCCCGCACTGTGTCCCGAGGGGTGCGGGTGGCGTCGGCCAGATCCAACAGGGTGAAGCCCTCGGCCCGGGCACGGATCGCCGCCCAGATTGCCCGCCGCCCAGTGGGCTTACGTCTGGCCTGTTCCAGGTGGATCGGCTTGCGCGGCATCAGCCAACCCTCCGCGCCGGGGCGCGACCGGCGTAGAACGCTCCCCCCTGGGCCGTCCACCCGGCCAGATCGATCGCCGCCAGATCGGCGCCGATCGCCGCTTCCCGGACCCGGGCCAGATTGACGCAGATCCGCCGCACCGATCCCGCCGAGGCTTCGTGCAGCGCCGCCAGCAGATCGTCGCCCACCTCGATCCCCCGGCAATACAGCCGGCTCAGATGCCCGGTATCCGACAGGCTTCCCGGCTGCGCCGGCACCCAGTCGTAGATCCGCCCGTCCACCCGCTCGATCGGCTTGAGCTTGGCGGGCAACCCCTCTTCGCCGGTCAGGACGATCGCGCCGTGGCTGCTTTCGTAGATGTCCTTGACGGTGTGGATCAGCCCCTTGTCGATCAGGTAATCGGCTTCGTCGATGATCAGCGGCCGGCCGGACAGCGCCAGTTGGCTGCCGATCTGATCAACCATGTCGGGGATCGTCCGGTCCGGCTGGATCCCCATGTCCTTCAGGATCGACAGGCACAGATGTTTGCGCGTCCACACCGATTTGACCTCGACGTGGTAGGCGCGATGCCGGTTGGCGGCATAGATGCAGGCGTAGGACTTGCCGTAGCCGGACGGTCCGTAGAAGCACCCGAACCCAGGCAGGTCGGGATCGCGCCCCAGCAGGCGTTCGACCAGCTCGTCAAGCAGAGCGACATTGCGCAGGGGCGCGACCGTCGCGCAGGTCTTGACTTGGGGGGTCTCAATGGTCAATTATTCCTCCATTATTCCTTCGTTTACGGCGGCTCACCGGCCAGGGTGGCCGCCGTTTTCGTTGCCGCTCAGACCGCCAACGCTGCGTCCAGCCCGTTCTGTTCGGCAAAGGCCTTGCGCGAGCGGTACACCGGGCTGGCCTGAAACCGCTCCAGCCACCGCTGGTCGAGTTCCGAGATCGCCTCGCCGGCGGCAAGCCGACGTTCCAGATCGATCGCCCGGGCGAACTGCGCCGTCTTCGGATCGACCGCCGCCGCCTTCGGCGCTGCCATGTCCGCCGCCAGGGCGTCGAGCCGTGTCTGTTCTGCCGCCGTCACCGGCTTCGCCGCAGGCACCCGCCGATTCCGCGTCGGCGCGGGGGCGGCCTCTGTCGGCGCCTCCAACAAGGCGGCCACCTCGGTTTCGGGCGGCACCTCTTCCCATTCCGCTTCCATCGCCGCCAGCCGGGCGGCCTGCTCCGGGGTCAACGGCGTCGCCTCGGGAGCCGGGGCGCCCCCGGGCAGTTCGGCCAGGGCGGTGTCACGATGCTTGTCGAGCCGGGCCAGCTTGCCCTCGACCCGCTTTTCCTGGGCGCGGGTGGCAACGCTGATCGGCAGGTAGGAACGCTTGTGGCCGTTCCAGATCGCCTCGCAGACGAACCTGCCGTCCATCAACCGCACCCACACCTTGCCGGCCTCGTGCAGGTCGAACCCGACCACCACCTTTTCGCCGTGCAACGGGCGCAGGGCGTCGTGGAAGTAGGCGTTGTCGAACAACTGGACGAGGCCGCGCGACACCTGCCGGATCACCGCCGGGCGGAACAGGTCCACCGCTTCGGCCTCGGTGATCGGATCCGGCTGCCAGCCATCCAGGATGGCCAAGTCCCACATCTCGACCGGGGTCAGATGGCGCCGCTTGCCGGTTTCGGGATCGATGCTTTTCGGCAGGGACTCATGCGGTCGGCCGTTGTAGGCCGCCATCTCCGCGTCGATCTCGGCGATGAAATCACGCCACGGCGTCAGGATCGGCGAGGCCCCGGTGGTGGCGATCTGCTTCCTGGTCGCTTTGAACACCCGTTGCAGGGCTTCGGGGTCCATCCGCTGCCCGACATAGGTCACCGCCCGCCGCGCCACCTTGTGCAGGACGGAACTGTGGAACCGCTCGACGATGCCGCGCGCCTGGGAGGACCAGGGGGCGCTGTGCAGCTTGGTGATCGACAGCCGGGCGATCAGCCCGGTGACGTCGTCGTCCCAGGTCTTGTTCTTGGCGCCGCTGCCATTATCGTAATAGACGATGTCGCAGCAGGTGGTGGTGGTGATGGCGTGGCGCAGCGCGTCGGCCACGCTCCAGGTGTTCTCCGCCAGCGCCGCCGACCAGCCCACCCAGCGCCGGGTGTAGACGTCGAGAAACACCGTCACTTCCGGCCGGAACGGGCGCCCGTGGATCGGATGGGCGACCTCGCGCTTGAAGGTGTGGCCGTCGCCGATGAACACCGCCCCCGGCCACAGTTCGGAGGTGTCGCGGGCGATATAGGCCTGCATCGTCTTCAGCAGGCGCGGCCCCATCCGCCCCCGGTTGCGGGTGAGAGCGTCAAGCTTCTTGAGGTAACGGCGGACCTGATCGTAGCTCGGCTTGGCCTCGCCCGCCGGCCAGCCATCCAGGATTTCCGGGATGCCCGGCTTGGTCGGGCGGCACCACAGCCTGACCAGCGTCGCCGCCCAGTCCGGCCGCTCCACCTCCGGCGCCGCCGTCGGCGCCAGCGCCATCACTTCGCCACCGGCCTGATCGCGCGCCTTCAGCCAGTTGTAGACCGTCGCCCGCGTCAACGTCCGGGAGGCATTGCCCCGGGCGTTGGCGGCGGCAACCGCCTGCTGCAAGGCCGGGGGCAACTCGTGGCGCCGGGCCACGTCAACCAAGGTTTCCACTGCCTTGCCCCGGCTCAGTCCCGTCGTCAGCACCAGCCGGTCGATCTCGGCCAGGACTGCCGCCCGGGCTTCCATCGGGGTGCGCTGGTAGCTTTTGAGGCTGGCGGTCGAGGGCAGGTCCGGCGCTGGTTCGACCAAGGCCGGTGGCACCGATTTCAGCGCATGGCGGGCCAGGGCGCGCCGGAACGGTTCGGGCAAGGCCGACAGCGGATACTCGACCCCGCCACCCGCGCCCGAGCGGGGGCGCGATGGCCAGGATTCGCGGGCGGCCTTCGAGCGTATGCAGCGGTCGGTGTTGGGCATGATCGTCGGATCGATCCCGATCGCTTTCGCTTCGGCTGCCCACCCGGCGGCGGTGCGCCATTCCTCAGCCATGACGCGCCGCCCGCGTCGGCAGATCGGCGATGATCGCGGCTTGTTGCGCTTGGGCCTCGGCCATGAACAGCGCGAGTTGCCCCAGGCGGGCGAGTTGCCGGCTGTACCCGGTGGTGATGGTGCAGCCGATCGCCTGGGCTACCCCCTCCAACAGGAGGGTGTTGCCCAGCACCGCGCACATCGCCGGGATCAGCTCGCCCGGGAACCGGTTGAGCTTGGTCGCCCCGGTCCAGCTGTCGATCTGCGCCTTGGTGATTTTCCGTCCCGCCAGCGGGCTCAGCTCCGCCGCGATCGTCTCCCGATCCATCCCCGACTCGGCGATCGCCACGTTGAGCAGCTCGCGCACCCGCCGATCCATCGTCAACGGCGTGCCGGGCTCAGGGAGCACCGGCGCCGGCAGCAGGTGCAGC